CAGCACTGAATGTAATAGTTTGAGTATTTGCAATATTCGCACTAATAGCAAATGAACCACCCGATGTTGATATCATCGTAATATATTTAATCTGGTTAACTGTGCCGGCAGGAATAGCAATAGAGCCTCCTGAAGCGTCAGCAGCCAGATGGGTCACCGGTTTAGTCAAATCAACCATGGTACCAGCAGAGTTAATAGTCTGGATAGAAGAATCCAGATTAATATTACCTTTTAATGTAACGTTGGCGGCATTGGCAAACATAGTTGCCGCAGTCACCTTCTTACTGGTATCAGATTGTACTAGATATAGAAAATCAGCCACCCCGACAGAGGTGGCCGATGTTAGTTCACTTACTTTACTATCAGCCATAATTAATCAGGGAAGATTGTTTCTTCGTCATCACTTGTAATACCGTTCTTAGAAAGCGCAACTAATACTTCTTTCTTCTCACGAATCTGACCGTGAGCATCAGTATAGGTAATGTAGCTTACCCAACCGGTGTGGGAGGCGTTAGAAGTAGAACCAGAACTAAAGTTAATAGTTGCAGTGGCATTAGTAGTTGGCTGTGAGGCGCCAGTTGTTGCAATATTAGCTGTAGTATTAGCTTGAGCGGCCGCAGTGTAACCCTTACCAGGATTAGTAACCGTGATAGCTGTTAATACGTTGCTTGTGAAAGTCAGAGTAGCGGTTGCATTAGACTGGGGCTGTGAAAGTCCAGTAGTTGCAATTGTGATAGCGGTATTAGCAGTAATTGCAGTTGTATTCGCTAATCTTTGATAGCCTGCACCAGTAGCATTAACTGAAATAGAACCAATTGAAACAGTTGTAATCTCTGCAGCATCTACACCGTAGATATTTTCAATAGAAACAATGTTACTCTGTCTATCGACAGGAGCTATATTGCTAGAATGTTCATATTTTGGACCTTGCTGAACAAAAACTACTTTAGAAGTACCAGCTGTTCGCGGTATTGTAGTCAATGAAAGAGCAGTGTTAGAGGTAATATCAGCTACCTGATATTTACCTGAAACGCCAGAAATAGTTAGATAATCACCAGCGTTAAGATTTTGTAAAAAGTACGTTGATGCACCAACCAAGTTGGTATTTGCAATGTAATGTGTAACAGTACCTGCAATAGTTGTGTTGTCTGATAGACCCCATGCGGACATTTATGTCTCCTTGTTTTTCTTTTATTCCATGCCACCGTATAGGTGGCGCCCGTAATATATTTAGGCTTCAGGACTTTGTGATTGGTCGCTAAACAATGTAATATCTTTGTTTTTAAATGCTTCATTAGCAACTAAAACTGCATCTTCATCAACGTATTTTGCGCGAGCAGCCTCAAGGTAATCGGCAAATGTATACTCTTCTTGCTCAACTTCTTCTTTAGTATGCTTTGCGCCCTGAGTTGTCTTTTTAGCTAGATCCATTGCAGCACTATAGCCTGGTATGCTAGACATTCTTTTCAGGCGCACTGGATCTTTTTCAGTCTCAGCAGCGGCCGCTGTTAGTCTTCCCTGACGAGCTACGAATTCACTCTTTGCTGTTTGATATGCTTCATCAATTTCAACTTCTTCTCTTTTAACACCACCAGCATTGAGCATGTCAAAGCGATCGCGAATGCCTGCAATACCTGGTTTAATATCTTTGGCAGCTTTCTTAAGAGCAGGGGATGCATTAGGAATATGCTTCATTGTGGTCTTAGCTTGATGAGACATTGCCTCTTTAACTGGCTTTCTAGTATAGACTGTACCTGTAGAGATTTTCTTAGAATCAAAGCCAGCTGTCTCACCTGGTTTTGTAGGTATTTGACTCTTATAATTTTTATAGTCAAAAGGACTAACAGGCTTCTTCTTTTCTTCTTCATCCACTTGTTCTGACTCATGCATATGAGCCTCTGACATAGTGATCGTCAACTCTTTAGTTGCAATCTGGTGAGTACCGGTTTCAAATTCAACTGTATACCATTCAATATCACCGTTCGCATCTGGTGTAGCGTGCTGCTCAGATACTGTTGTACCCTTACCCAGAACAGCATGCTCAACGTGCGTAGCACAATTGTGAACTTTACCGTCTTTAGTCTTCTTCATTGCACGAAGTTTTTTAAAGTCGTGAGCGGTAATCTCATCCTTCTCTGGCTCATGCACATCAATCTTTTGTTGATTGGGGTGGAGGTTGGCCTCCATCACTGCGCGAATGTCATCTTGTAATTTTTGTGAAATAGATTTCATGTCCATTTTGTTTCCTTTAGTTTCGTATACTTATAAGTTAATTAGCAGTTCCATTTTCTAAGAGCTTTATTAATCCTAGAATCTGGGTCTCTTGCAGTCTTTGCAGATGTAAGTCTTTTCTTCATACCACCCATACGTGCACAAAAAGACTTTCTTCTATTAGCCGCTTTACTACCTGGTTTTAACTTAGATGGTTTGGTTGTTACAGCCATTTGTAATTTAGAGCCTGGGTTCTCTCTACGATAGGCGGCAATACCTTTAGCATTCAGACCACCTTCTGGGTTCTTACCTTCTTTACGCTGCCAGGCTGCAACTTCAACTAACTCTTCATCTGGTATTGATTCAAGATCTTCCCAGATCAATTCAGAGTCAACGTTATTATCTTTTGCAATATCTTCTATCACATCTTCTATAAGATCAAATAGTTCTTCAGGTAATAGTTCTTCTTTTATTCTCCAACTACCACCACGTTTCTTATACCACTTTGCTGCAAACCCATTAGCGTAGGCTGAAGGATAGACATCGAATTTTTGTCTGGCCAAAGACTTAGCTCTAGACCAGAGTTCGGGGTTAGTAGGTTCATTTTTCTCTACCAACAGACCTTCTCTTAAATTAGAAAAAGTATTTAATGATTCTGATTTTACCATTACTGGTGCTCCTCCTTTGCCAGCCCGATCTGCAACCGGGTCTTCTCTTCTCTTTCTTCTTACTGCAGCAGCCCTATCATCCTTCGACATAGAACGGGCCTTGGCGAGCGGAAGACACTTGGGCTTCCCCTCCCCGGGTTCTCTTGCACAGTCACCTTTTATATTACCCTTGATATCCATTCTCACCCAATTACCTTCAGGGTGAGTCTTACTGAACCAATTTCTTAAATTCTCTAGTACCATTAAGTTCTTAAAGTTATTTTTCTATTGCAACCCATTTTTTGCAATAATATTCCGGGCGTACTTTTGCATCCCAAACTTTACAATATTTTGTACCTGGTACATACGCGCCGCAATTTGCACAATTTTTATCACCTTTTGCTTTTTCATACGCAGGTGGTAACTTGGCTGATATTAATGATCCGTCAGCATAGTTTCTAGGTGCGGTAATCTCTTTAAATGTCTTCATAGACTAGCCACCAGTGTTGCCGCTGATATTGCCCATCTCCACATTACCTCATCTCTTGCAAGATCGGATGCTTGATATGAGGCCATTACTTCATGAAGTAGTTCAGATTTATCTTCTGCACTAATAGTACCGGATTCATAATCGCTCATGATACCTAGTAATTCGCGAGCAAGATCTCCACGAATGGATTGCTCATTTACATATTGTACAATTGTGTCACTCATCGTCCACTCCATGACTCTTTGATAATTTTCATTCTAGTCTTGCTTAACGTTACCCATCTATCGCAGACTAGTTCGGGTGCTTTTTTAGCTTTCTCTAAATTCTCTAAAATTGCTTTTGTAGAGACTCTTTGAGGTTCATTTCTAAACTCGGCATATCTATTTAGCCAGTCAGCTTTGAACGCCGCTGGTTCAATACTTTCTTTTGACTTACAACTTACAGCTTCTAACTGTTTCTCCAAGTCAATATATGCACCTACCATGACCGGGTCATGCGGCTTCGGCCACATTTCCTTAACCTTATCTACTGTTGAACAACCAGATAATAAAAAAACAGAAATAAGGATTATTTTTTTCACTTTTTGCTACCACCCCTATAATGGGCCAGTCTCTTTTGCTCAATTGAACGCATCTTAGGTACCATTCTGGTAGCAATACTTGCCTGAATGCTTTTCATACCTTTAACTTGTTGTTCAATTCTATCTTTTTCGGAAGCAGAAAGAGCAGACTTATCCCTACCCCTTAACAATCTTTGATAAATTGCACGACGAGCGGCTAGTTGTGCACGCTTCTGGAGTATCTGGGGTGTAGAGGCTCTTCTTAACTTAAGCCCCTTAGCAGTATTTCTTCTAGACCTACCTCTTGCAAAACTCTGACTTCTTTTAAGTCTAGATGTGGCAGATATCTTTTCATTTAATTGCTCAGTCTCTTCTTCAATTAAATCTTCTTCTGAGTACAAATCAACAATATCTTCCCACTTAAGACCATCAACCATTTCGTTGATATCGTCTTCACTAAACTCTTCTTTCTTCTCTGCAATAAAGTTTGCAAATGAAGCAACTACAGATTCTTGTTTACGTGCAGCCCAGACATTATCTACTAAATTTGGATACTCTCTACCGGCTGCAGCTGCTCGGGCTTTTGCTTTTGTCTTCCAGGCAGAAGATAACTTTTCTTGTGGGGTGTCGGCTTTTGCTCTTTTCTTAGCATCAGCATAAAACTTTTTAGACTCATCCATACCACTAAAGTCTGCAGCAGGTAGATGTGCATAAGGTAAGTCTGCTAAATTAGCATCATCATCACCAAAAAGTTTACTCATTGTTTCTACATGACTGGTCATATACTCTTGGTGAATATTTAGAACACCTAGTGACTGTAATGCATCATGAGTACGCGACATGTGATACGTAAAGTCATGTATCATCATTGGGGTAGCTTTATTGGCGGCTACCGCTTGCTTTTCAATACCTAAATAGGCATCAGTAGATTCTAATGCTGTTTTTAATAGTTCGTGCTGTATATTTAAATCGTTTATCATTTTAGTATTGACCTTAACATCCATGAATGTTTTTCGTGAGCCTGAATTCTATCTTGTAAAAAATTAGCAATGCCTACTTCACCTGTTGTGTCTGCAGTTGTATAAGCAGTTAGTAATGATGCTCTTAAAATATTATTTTCTTGAAGTAATCTGGTCATCATAGTTTTTGCATCTGGTACATCATCTGTCTCTTCAATAGATGTTAACTCTTTTAATCTTGTAAGTGTACCAGGTGCATAAGAATCTAAAGTTCTAATTAATTCTGCAAGAGTATCAATCGAGGCAAAAACCTCTTGATAGAGATTCAGAAGAAAGTCATGGTACTGAGGAAAGTTTGGACCTTCAACATTCCAATGATAGAAGTGCGCCTTTAGGTAAAAAGTAAATGCATCCGCATGCACTTTTTTTAATTCATCTATTAACATTATAACCCTGTGTATTGTCTAAACTGCATGTTACGGAGGGTAGAAGGCTTGGAGGCAATACCTGCTGCAACATCTTGAACAGCTTTTGAAGATGTGTTATGACCGGTAGGTTCACCAATGCGCTCCCCTGCTCTAGCAGTCTCAATTAGTTTCTTAAATTCTTTATAAGCACTGGGACATATATCCAAGTTTTTAGTTTGAATGCCATCGAACTCTAGTTGATCTTGATCTACAGCTTCAAATAATGCACGCTTTTGATTGGCAGTCATTAATAGAAATGGTAATCTGGTTGCTTCTAATTGCATAGGTTCTATCTCTACGGACTCTTTAACTTTGTTATCTGGTACAACCTTGTAAGAGCCCCCTGTACCATATTTTGCAGGAATAAAAACAGTCTTTTTAGGACCTGATTGAGCGCTTACTTTAACTCTCTTCATCATTGACTGAAATTTTTCACCGTAATCGGCTTCTTTAGCTTCTGCCTTAACTTTACTTTCCCCTGGGGTAATACGCTTCATCTCTTTAGTTCCTTCTGGGGTACCCCATTCGTATTTAGAAATCTTTACTTCACCTTGTGAACCAGGTGTTACAGCCTCTTGAATACCCATGTGCTGTCTTACGTCGTGGTAAAGGGCATCTTTATGTTCTGGCTTCATCTTAGAAGGTAACGCAGCATGAAATTTCTTCTTTCTACCTGCCGCAGCATGCTCTCGCATCTTAGTACCTGAGACACCTGAAGTACCTTCTGCATCAGGGTCTCTTTCCCCCGATGAATGTACTTTAATAGATTTAAAATTATAGCTACCGTGCGCACTCTTTACGCCATTATACTTATGAAGTAACTTATGATACTCTTCTACTCTATCGGATCCTGCAACAACGTGCAAATGCTTAACACCTTGGCTTGCCATTGCAGCTGCATGATGCAATATGGTAGGATGCTCTTTAGAGGCTGCTTCAATAGTAGTACCCGGAAATGCATGCTGTGCATGCTTTACCTTAACATCGGCTGGTAACGGGTTCTTACCATCCTTGGTACCGCTTGTATGAGATAGAACTACCTTGTGAACGGCATTGTGTTCTTTAGCAACTTCATGTACTTTATTAATAACCTGCTCATGCCCGGTAGTGGGTGGATTCATACGGCCATACGCGAGTACGCCGTGTTTTTCCGGTGCTTCTGTTAAGTAGTCTATAAAGTCCATGTGTATTTAATTAGTTAACTGTTTATTTATCTTTCTTTTTACCTAGTGACATATTAATTCGCCAATGCGCTAATTGCTTCTCTCTAGGTGATGCAGAACTAGAAGATCTAACTTTTTTTAATTGAGTGATGGATTTACCTTTGAGACCGTGTCTTGCCATATCCCCTTTATCCTGCGGGTTACGGCCGTCTTGAAAGTTTTCAGATACCTTAACACAGTTGGGTACTATTCTGTTACCCTTCTTTTTCATGCCTTGTTGAGTCCATCCATCCCAGCATTTTTCTCTTAAATCTTTAAAAGTTTTCATGGATTTTTAGTTGCCTTGAGTGTATAATCTTTATGTGGGCGGTTGAGAATTACCTTGGTCTAGCGGCAAAATTTGCTCTACTAAACTCTGCTCTATCCACAAACTTAGTCGGTCTGTTATTTCTGATAACGACAAAGCCTTCAGGTTTAGCCGGCTTACCACCGGTGATCTTAGTAGATCCTGGTTCAGGTATCGAATGTTCAAACTTAGGTTTAGCAGACAACGAATGAACCAATTGATCTTTAGCCGCCTGTAGGTGATGGTGCATATCTAATATATTTTGAAACTTATTAGAATGCTTATTTAAATGCGCTAAGTCTTCTTGCATCTTATCGGTCTTGGTACCTACAGCCTTTGCCGTCTTCACCTTAGCTATACCCTTAAGATGTTGATCTCTCAAGTGTTCAGAGTAGCCTTGAACTGATGGCTTGGTACCATCTCTTACGGTCTTATTAATGTAGGTCTTTAAATGTTCTTGGTGACCTTCTATAGCACCGTAATGTTTTTTATCGGTACTGTTAAAGGCTTGCTTTGCCTGAGCCATATGATGTTCATATGTATGTGAATGATTCGTAGATAATTCAGCCTTGTGCACATCGTCAACGGTACTTATGACATGCACATCGGGGTGCTTAGGGAAGTGAGAAAGATCGGCACCGTATTGTGCTTTCATTCCCTCTAGTGTGTTACCTTCGTATGCAGTATGAACGGCTACCCCGAACTTAGAACTAGCGATCTTTTTACCTTCTGCAGAACTATGAGATGTAGAGTACGTAAGGGTATTAGGTTTGAAGTGATACTTACCACCCTCGTTAACAACGTCACCATGAGGATTATCTTTAGACTTCATACCTGAATGCATTACATCACCCTGGTAGACTCCCGTCTTAGGTGTTACTTTAGGGAGATGTTCTAATGCTTGTTTTAACTTCTGAACCAGACCCGGTGCATGACCATGATTCTTTTCGATATCTTCTGGTGTATAATTTAACTTAGGATCTTTATTAAAAACCGATTTTGATGCAACAAAGAAAGCACCGGTCTCTGGGTGATGACCGAATACAATAGAAGGGGAACCATCGTACTTAGTTGCAATCTTGGTCTTGTTCTTCTTACCGTTAACCTGGTCTTTAACGTCTTCTAAATTATGATAAGCATGGGCAAAGCCTTCCATACCATCATTAATGACATGGTCTTCTGCATGCTCTAGGTGAGTTAGTTTTTCTTCTGAAGCTTCAGTAAGATATAAGTTAAATTGCATCATATATTAAATTTTACTTTTAATGCTGTTCTTAACACACCACGTAGATCGCCTTTTTTAATACCTTTTTCAGGTATATCTTTTCTATAGTATTCAACGCCATATGAAGCAAGAGAGGCTGATTTTATATTGGTAGATGCTAGTTTTTTAACTTTCGGTATAGGTGAGGAACCTAAACCCGTATACCACGCATATACATCGTTATTATGTACTATTGCAAAAAACTTATCATCTTTTTCATCAAAATGCTTCATTAACAAATCATATGTAGTACTAAGAACGCTAGAATTTGTAGATCTGTAAAAAGGAGGTAGCTTACCACCACGAGATGTTACACCTTGATCTAGTGGAAATCCAACAGTCATATCTCCTGTATCTAATCTATATAAATCAATACCATAAAGGTATTCTGATCCTGTATACGCACTAGGAATCTTTTTGCCGCTTGCTGTTATCATTGATTTAGCAAGAGTATTAAGATAATAAAAATCATTGTTTTTTCTAGAAGCACTTAAATCAAAAATAGATACATCACTTTTAAGATCTTTTGTACCCTTAACCTCAACATTATAGCGAGTGTTATTAATCTGCAAAACAATATCAGTAACGTTTGAACCAGGAGGAGCTATTGAAATAATTTTAGCTTTAAATTGATTTACAAAGTAATCTGCTACTATTTTCTGGCCAGACGCGCCTGAACTTACTCTTGCTTGAACCATTACCGTCCTTTAATGTTATTATTATATTTATACATTAAAAAACCCCCAGAACGGGGGCTAAAAATTAGATTTTTAAGTAGTGATTAATGATCTTATCTTTAATCATATCTGGAATACTAAGATAAGGCCATTCTAATTCAAACGGACATCCTGGAGTTTCCCACTTTCGTTTAACTATAAAGTGACGATATTGATCAATATGCTTCTTATCATCGGGGCTAAAGCGAACACGTTGACGCTGAACTTGTGCTAGAACATTCATTCTTTAGTCTCCTTATTATAATTAATAACGTGAATTAACTTTTCACCCATCCAAGGTGATCCCGTTTCAGCCTGGTGATGAGTTCCATCACCATGACCTTCTTCAATAGCTTTATTCATCCTACGAAACTCCTCATAGGTAATTTCTTTAGTAGTTAGAATACGTTCACCTAGATCCATTTGGCTGAATTGCTCGGCCTCGTTCATGGCAACGGTATCACCAGCATGCTCGGCTTCTTTACATTCAATAACGTATCTGGTACGAAACATTTGAATAGCATCTACAACAAATAAAGGCATAACGACTCCATAATAAATTAATGCCGGTTACGATATCCGGCGTCCCTAGGAGAGACCGTTCAAGTCACATCAGTTAAAAACTGTGCTACCCATTGCAGCGTAAGCAGCTGCTACCATCGCGCGCGATGGACGACCCAGGCGATAGGCCGTTTTTCCATTTTTAGCAGTATTGCTATAGATGGAGTAACCCTGAGCGCGGAGCTCAGTGATACGTGCTGCAACTGAGCCTTCAGTTGAGCGGAACAAACCAGCCATTTGACCGGCGGTAAATTGTTTACCAGACTGAAGAGTCTTAAGTACAGAAGTTTGCAATGACATAATATTTCCTTAATATAGAAATGCCCCACCATAGAAAAAGTTACGAGGGCGGCGGTCTTTCCCTCGTAACAGAGAATTAAGCTTCTGCTAGTTCTTTGATTGATTCAAGCTCTAGATCAACTACTTCCTCTTTCGCAGCCTTGATTATAGGCTGTTTCACAGTTTTCGTCAACTCTTTCTTTCCCAGAATATCGATAATGTCTG